ATGCTCATGAAAACACTGTGTCTAAATCAGACCTTAGTAAAGAACATAAAAATTTTAATAATCTTTTAGATTACTACCAAGTATGCCATGTTTTTTATAGTGAGTATTCAAAATACTCTTACATACCTAACGAAATAATAAATAGATTAAACCTACCAAATAAAATATTAAGAGCTAAGGTGAATCTTCAAGGCCAGAATAAAAATGCTACAACGGAAACCTTTAATTGTCCTCACCAAGATATGGATGAACCACACTTAGCCGGTATCTATTATGTTAATGACAGCGATGGCTTTACATTTTTATTTGATAATGATAATAATATCATTAATAAAATTATGCCAAAAAAAGGAAGTCTATTGGTTTTTAATGGTAGTTTAAAACATGCATCAGGGCATCCAACAAAATGTTTAAAAAGATGTGTTATAAATTTTAATTTATCAAAATGCTAACAGAATACTATACTAGAATATTAATTTTTGGTTTGTCTGGTTCAGGCAAAACAACTTTTGCTAAAAAATTATGGCAAACTTTAAAAGAAAATAATATTAACTACGCTTACTTTAATGCAGATAAAATTAGAGACATGTTTAATGATTATGATTTTTCATTAAACGGCAGGATGAATCAAGCAGATAGAATGTTTAAACTTTGTGAAATGAATAGGAGGGGGGCAGTCGTAGATTTTATATGTCCCTATGAATCTTTAAGAAAAAGATTTAATTATTTTATTTGGATGAATACTATAAAAGAAAGTGAACATAAGGATACAGATAAAATATTTCAATCTCCTAAAGATATTAAAGTAGATATTGAAATCAATAATTTTAACTACGATGATAAAATTAAAACTTTAGTTAAAGATATAAAAAATGGTGCACATAAGATAATTGACACAAAATTATAATGACTCACCAACATACAATTAAACAACAAATATCAAGAGACGCTTATATTAGTACGTTCTTTATAGACGACAATGTTTTACTAGAAAAAATAAAAAATAAAATTATAAATAAATCACACGATTCTAGCTTTAATTATAAAACAAATGTAAAAGCAAAATTTACAGGTTTTAAAAGTCTTGTTCAAGAGCCTGAAATACTAGAGTTTGCAAAAAAAATAGGACCTTATGTAGATAACATATACCCTAAAGTTTCAGAAATTAGAGATTGTTGGGGAAACATTTACGATAAAGATGATCACACACTACTACACCATCACCAAGACACAACGGCATTTTGTGGTATTTTATATTTGACTGAAGGAGGACCTGGTACATATTTTAAAGATTTTAACATCACTATAAAAGAAGAGTATGGTAAAGTTGTTTTATTTCCAGGTATTTTACTACATGAAGTTAAAGCCTCTAATTTAAACAACACTAGAATTACAATGGCTTTTAATTGTTTTGAACAGAAACCTTGGGACCAACAATAATACTGGAAATTTTATAAATCTCAATATATAGTGGTATATTATGCTACAAAAATTAGGTTTTGCTCCAGGATTCAATAAACAAGTTACAGAGACCGGCGCTGAAGGTCAATGGTTTGATGGGGACAATGTACGTTTTAGGTACGGTACTCCAGAAAAAATAGGTGGTTGGAGCCAACTAGGAAGTAATAAATTAACAGGTGCAGGAAGAGCTCTCCATCATTTTGATAATAATGCTGGTGTTAAATATGCAGCTATTGGAACCAATAGACTTCTATACGTTTATTCAGGTGGAACATTTTACGACATTACTCCAATAAGAGTATCTATTACAGGTGTTGAATTTACAAGTACTTCAAGTTCACCTACAGTTACAGTTACTTTTCCAAGTCCCCACGGAATGGTAGTAGATGATATAATATTATTTACTGGTGTGACCGGTCTATCCGGTTCTACTTTTACTAATGCAACTTTCGAAGACGTAAAGTTCATGGCTACTTCTGTCCCTACGTCTACAACAATTACAATTACTATGGCCGCTAATGAGACCGGGACTCCTTTGTCCCTTAGTGGAGATGCTACTGGAAATCCTTTTTATAACATTGGTCCATCACAACAATTAGGTGGGTTTGGTTGGGGTACAGCAAGCTTTGGAGGAACAGCTTCAGGTATTGCAACTACTACATTGTCTACAGCTTTAACAGATACTACTACAACAAATATTGTTGTTGCAAACTCAACAGCGTTTCCTGCATCCGGAGAAATTAGAATTGGTACTGAAGACATTAGTTACACAAACAATAATACGGGAACAGGGACTTTAAGTGGAGGAGCCAGAGGTGTTAATGGGACTACAAAAGCTACACATAGTGCAGGAGCAACTGTAAGCAATATTTCAGCTTTCGTTGCATGGGGTCAATCTTCTACGGATGATGTAACTCTTGACCCTGGTTTATGGGTTCTTGATAACTTCGGCACAAAATTAATTGCACTTATTTATAATGGTGCATGTTTTCAATGGGACTCTGCTCCAACTAATGCTACAGCAACAAGAGCAACAATTATTCCAAATGCACCAACTGCATCTAGACATGTTTTGGTTTCTACACCTGACAGACACTTAGTATTTTTTGGAACTGAAACTGTTGTCGGGGATCCTACAACTCAAGATGATATGTTTATAAGATTCTCTGACCAAGAAAATATAGATCAAACTGATTCCTATATTGTTAGAGCAGAAAACACAGCGGGTACTCAAAGAATTGCAGATGGTTCTAAAATTATGGGTGCTATTAAAGGTAGGGATGCAATTTATGTCTGGACCGATACAGCATTATTTTTAATGCAGTTTGTTGGTCAACCTTTTACTTTTGCATTTCAACAAGTAGGAACTAACTGCGGATTGTTTGGAAAAAATGCATGTAGAGAAGTCGATGGTTCTGCATACTGGATGTCTGAAAATGGTTTTTTTACTTATGATGGACAATTACAAACAATGCCTTGTCTTGTTGAAGACTATGTATTTGATGACATAAATTCAACTTCCAGAGATTTAATTAATTGTGGTTTAAATAACTTGTTTGGAGAATTAAATTGGTTTTATTGTATAAACGGTTCTGATGTTGTAGATAGAGTCGTTACATATAATTATCTAGACTCATCAGCAAAACAACCTATATGGACAACAGGTACTTTAGCTAGAGCGGCATGGCAAGATTCAGCTGTTTTTGAAACACCACATGCAACTTTCTATGACCCTAATAGTAATGCTTCGTATGATGTTGTTGGTAATACTGATGGTTGTACTATATACTATAGCCAGGAAACAGGGACAGATCAAGTAAATGCTGGAGGAGCGGTTACGGCAGTAATAGGAACCATAACTTCAGGTGATTTTGATATTACCCAAAAAAGAAGTAACACAGGTCAAGCTGTAGGAACACCTGATCTTAGGGGGGATGGAGAATACGTTATGAGAATAAGTAGATTTATACCAGATTTTATAAACCAAACAGGTAACACTAAAGTTAGTTTTACAACTAGAATGTATCCAAACAGCACACCGGTTACTAAAGATTTTTCAATAACAAGTGATACTACTTTTAAAAGTACAAGGGTTAGAGCTAGGTCAATTGCATTAAAAATAGCTAACACAACTAGTGGAGAAGATTGGAAACTAGGTACATTTAGATTAGACATTGCACCAGGAGGAATGAGATAATGGCTACTGACCAAGAGATACGAGACGCAGGTTTACTATACATACCTAAACAAAAATATTTACAGAACCCATATAATTTACCTATAGCACCAGTGCCACCGCCTGCAACTGGGGGTATAACAAACACAAATGCTTTTACAAATAGTGGTGGTGGCGAAGAAATTAGGTACGACAACTCTTTTCTTCCCGACCCTCCTACATTTAATTATGTAGATACGGTTAGAAAATATGGTCCTGATTCTAAACAAGCACAACAGATGTTAACAAAAGCAGGTGGGACTTATCCAGGTGGTTTTCAAAGTAACGAAGGTGGTTTTGAATATACTAATTCTTTTCCTGATAATTCTATACAAATGGAAAACCTTAATAATAATTATTTAAATCAAGGTAACACTTTTCAAGGTGAAAGATTTAATACAAATATTCAAGATGAAAAAGATATGATTGCAGAAATGGCGGCCGAAGGTATTGCTCCAGGTGACCCGTACACATATAACAACAATAGGTTTTCTACTATCGACAGTCAAAACAATATTTTTGATGTAAATGTACAAGGTGATCCAGCATTAAACCGAGGTTCAAAAATGGCTCAAGGTGATGATCCCTACAGTGAAAAAGCATTTGAAGAAGAAGAAGATAAACAAACTTTTTTATCTAAAATGATTAGTAGAGCAAAACAAGTGGGTTCAAATCTTCCCGGTTGGGCTAGGGCGGCAGCAACAGCTATGGGTGGACCATTTGCAGCAGCAGCTTCATTTCTTGGAAATGTTGGTGGTAAAAGCTATGAACAATTTGATCCAAGAGGAAATATTAAAGGTGGGGTATATACTATAGACGGAGTCAATTATGCAAATCCAGGTCAACAGAATGATTTCTATGATAATGATCGATCAAGTCCCACTTATGGGACAAACAGATTTGAAAGAGCTGAACCTGGTTCGTTTGCATCTTATAGAACTTTAAAAGATTTTTTTGAGAGTAAAAGAGATAATAAAAAAGATACTGCACCTAAAAATACAGGGACAAAAGCATCTGGTGATGGTGGTAATAATTATGGTGGCGCTACTGAAAGTGGTGGATTTGATCCTGGTGGTTTTGAACAAGATGGTACAGGAAGACAAGGTTACGGTAGAGGAGGCTTAGCTAGTATTTTATAATGGCAAAAATTGTACAATCATTAACTAGAGCAGCTAAAGAATATGAACAAAAAAATATACAATCATTGGTTAGAGACCTTGATAGTATTTTAACAAAATTAAACTCTTCTTTTCAAGAAGAAGTAAAACAGGAGATAGAAGCTAAAAGTTTCTTTTTAGAATAATGGCAGTAGTAAACCAATATAAATTTAAAGGTATAGATAATGATACAACAGGAAATGCTTTAGTTCCATTTGGCGCAGGTAATCCTTTAGTCAATGAAACTATAATTATTAAATCTTTGCTTGTTACATCTGCCGGTACACCTACAGTGACCGTAACTAATAACAGTATTACAGCTATTAAATCAGTAGCACTTGCTGCTAATGTTACAAAAGAATTATTAACACAACCATTGATAATAGAAGGTGGGTCTGCTTTTACAGTACAGGCAAGTAACACAGATTCATTTGACATAGCTATAAGTTATTTAAACATAAAAAAAAGTAAGGTAGATTAATGAAAATAGATGGACAAGACGTACCTGTTCTAGATGCTGTCAGTGTAGAAGAAACTTACAGACACCTTAAGACTGGTGAGGTTTTTAAGGAAAGAAAAGATTGGGAAGCTAAGGGTTATAAGGCAGAAGAGATAGCACAGGATGTAAAGGTTATCATGCCTTCTCTTGATTTAATAGGAAAAACAAAGTAAAACGGATAGACTAAGGATAAATTTATGGCAATTTCAAGAATGCAACAACCAAGACAGATGTACAATCGGGGTATGATGGTTCATGACCCTAGACAAGCCTATGGTTTAGGTGGTTTTATTAAGAAAGCTGTTCGTGGTGTTAAGAAAATTGCTAAGAGTCCTATAGGTAAGATGGCTTTAATCGGTGGTCTTGGTGCATTAGGTGGATCATTTATGTCTGGTGGTGTTGGTACAGGTCTAGGTAGATTTAGTCTTGCTAACTTAAAAAATTTTGGAACAGGTGCACTAAGTGGTCTTA